TCTTTCTGCTAGAGCTTTAGCTGCCGCTGCCGCATCTCTCTCTTCTCGATCTCGTACCTTATCTCGTCTAGATTGTTCTAATGATGCCGACTTTCCTATATTGCCACCAATAGCTGCCATACTAGTTAAATCTTCATCGCTGTAAGGACTCCATCCCTTACCACTTTTCGTAACTCTAGGTGCTGTTTTGGGTACAGGCTTTCCCGTAGAAAGAACTGCGCTAGGATCTCTTACTCTTTCAGGAGTTCTTGCTGCTGGAGGAGTATCAATTGATACTTCTTCTTCAAAGTCAATCTCCTCTTCACCTTCTCCTTCTCCGCCTATCCCTAATAATTGCTGGAGGATTTGTTGTTCTAGAGGATCTTTTAAAAGAGGACGTGCTAGTTCTTGTCCTAGACCTGGAGGAATATAACCTAGTGAGGTCCCTTCAACAATATCGGCTATATTTAAATCTTGTCCTCCTCTGATTTTATCCGCAAATCCTTGAGCTCCTTGTTGACGTAGCAGTTCCATTCCTTGCTTTTGAGATTCAGGAGAAAGTCCAGAACCGACGAGAATACTTATTTTGTCTTTGAAGGTAGCATCAGGAGAGAGATCTTCTAAAAGTTCTTGAACGCGCGTCCTCTCTTTCTCTTCTCTTCTCCTAGTGGTGAATTGCTGAACAGCATCTGGAAGACTTGCTCCTAATCCAGCACCAAATTGTCCTCCGAAAGTTTTTGGAGCGGGTAAAACAAATGACATAGTGTATTCCTCTAAATATTATCTTCGTTGTTGAGGATTTGATTGAGGGAAGAACGATTTTATAAGGTCACTGAATCCTCCACCTCCTATTCCTTGTCCTACTCCTTGTCCTAATCCTTGTCCTAGATTAGCAAAGAATCCTGAGGGTTGTTCTGCAAATCCAAATGCTTGGGTTCCTAATCCCAATCCTTGTCCTTGAAGATAGGTACCTAATAATTGTTGAATGGCATTTTGTTGAAGTCCTGCTCGTTGTGAAGCCAATCCTTCTCCAAATCTTTCAGCAGATTGTGCTAATACATGTTTAGCCCCAGTGGATCTTCCTCCTCCTTGTCCCATAGCAGTGAGTCTTTCTTGTACACTTGGTAGAATCTGTTCTTGGAACTGTCTCATAAGAGGAGCTTCAAAAGCTTCAAAGCTTTCATCGGATCCTGATAGAAGTCCTATCAAGTTTTGTAAGGCAGATTCAAAGCCTTCAGCTCCACTTCCAGTAATCATAGATAGAAGCTGGCTTAAGGCGTCTTGTTGTTGTCCTGTTTGAGTCGGGACTCGACTATAACCTGTGGGAGCACTCATTTTTTCTCCTCGTTTAAAAATATCATTTTACTAATTGACAAAAATAATCTCCAGCTATTCATCTACAAAATATCTAAACAGAGATTTTCTTCATTTCTGACAAATACAAATGAAAAGTTGTTAGTCCAATCCCAAAAATAGAAGTTTCCTTCTAAATCTACTAAGACTGATATATTTCTATTCTTAATCATAATGTCTTCACATATTCTAAAGTTATCTGCCCACTAAAATTATTATATCCCGCTGTAATATTGATATCTATGTTCGTAGGATCAATATTGACATTAATGGAATCTCCAGTTCCTCCATCTCCATTTGTAATAGGAACGTGATTAGTACCATCATTGATAAATCCAAAAGTGTCAGTAAACAAAAATGTAGTGATTGTAAGTCCGTGAGCAATGAGATTCGATCCAGTGGTTAGAACTCCTGTTTCATAAGTCGTACGAAATCCTGGACGCTCATTAGGAGAGGTAGTACCTGGAAACCATACCTGAGAACTTAATAATTCTACTAAAGCATAAACTGCATTCTCTTTTTGATTTAGAATGGTTGCTGTATCTCTTTCCCGTAGATTAATTACTTCATGGAACAACTTGGAATCATCTGTGGGAAAATAAATATCAATTGGAAGAATTCCTACACGAGTCGTAGCATTTGTGTTAACTGTCATACGTTTGTAATTCCATAATTAAGTCTTCCAGAAGGAGCCATCTCTAATAGGATGTGATAGATTTCAATATCCTTTACTGAGAGATCGGGATCGGCAGATTGTTCGGCATTTAAAGTAAATCTAAATTGATGATATTGAGCAGTAGCACCAGAGAGAGTGATGCGTCTCCATACTTTCTCTTGTCCGCTGCCATCTGTACTTACTATGTAAGAAGCAATTGGAATTTCTGGATTTCCTTCATCTATGAGATGATCAATAGTAATTTCACCTCCAGAAGTTCCAGAGATTAAGAGATACATGTAAATGGCTTTACTCTGGAGAGCTTGATCAATCCAAGGATTAAACTTTTTAGTCAGAATAGTAAAATCGTAACCAGTACCATCATCAGAAGAAAAAGTAGGATCTAATCTAAAAACGTTTCCTTGTGAATCGCCTGCTACTACTGAGATAAATCCGCTACCTATATCTCCTGAGGCCCAGAAGCTATCTTCTTCTTGCCACTCTTGATCAGCGGCTCCCCAGATGAGAGCATCTACTCTTCTAAATTCTCCAAAGGTAGTAAATGACTGAGTATAGGTAGCCCAATTTCTCTCAACATAATTGTAGACTAAGACCTTATCTGGGAAAGTTATAGAATCAGGACTTGGATAAGTCCAATAGACGAGTTGACGTTGGAAATCTCTTGTTCCATGTACTCTTTTTTGAGCATCACCCTCTGTACTTATTTGATAGACTTGATCAGGGATGATTTCATCAAATCTTTTCTGTTGATTGGTATCAGTGATTGTGATACCCGCTCTTCCAATAGATAATATTCCATCATCAAAACCAACTACTGAATAAGTAGATTGAGCTCCTAATTGAGAATGTAATCTTTGCCAATCAAACGGAAGCGCTTCATTACCTGTATAAACTAATCGCCATGCAGAAAATTCAAAAATAACTACTAATACATCTCTTACAAAACCAGCAGTAATAATAGATTGTTCTGTAGGAGCATCTATTGCTCCTCCTTTACCTGGAATATCATTCCATGCGTCTACATCAATAGCAAATCCTGTAGGAACAGGAGCTGTCACATAAACAGTTCCATTCTGAGAGAATCGAGCTCGTTGACGAAATTGACTTCCACTCTCTGTTGTCAAAAGAGCTATCATTCTATTTTTATATGGAAACAGCATTAATGCTGTGTCTAACGTAGTTCCTCCTGGATCTACGAGAGGAGTAAAATCGGTCCATACATCGGCTGCAATATTATATCTAATTGGATCTACATTATTGGTGACCCAAAAAGATTGCTGAAAATTTAATCCCCAGAAAAAATCAGTCTCTACTCCCGTCCATTTAGTAGTTCCTGATATATTGTCAAATAAATTTGTAGCTGTATTAAACAGAAAAGCTTGTGTAGTGTTGAACGCTATCAAGTCATTTAGAAATCCCACTATGATACGAGTTAACAATCCTTGAACTGGGAGTAAGATGTTAACTCTTCCATCAGATACGTAAGCAGTAAAAGATGTGGTATCGACAATTTCAAAAGTAGTAGTAGTCAATACAGTGACAGTGAAAGGAGCTTTAATGACATTTCCAGTAGGCGTTATATAAACACCAAAATTTGTGGTATTTACTCCTAGAGTAAAAGTTGTGACTCCTGTAACTGTAACTGTAAAAGATTCATTATTGACCTCTGTCATTCCTTCTACATCTTCGAGGGTCACTACATCTCCTGTAGTAAGTCCATGATTAACAGAGGTAGTGACAGCTCCCGGATTTGCATTCGTAATAGCCGTTATTGGTGTTGAAAAATTAACCTCAACCATACCGGTTACATCTACAAGATTTACTTGATCACCGGTAGTCAGTCCATGTTCTGTATTAGTAGTGACGACTCCTGGATTGGCTTGAGTGATATCTGTTATATCAACAGCTAATTCTCCTAGGAGGACATATCCCTTTCTCTTTTGAATAACTCCTCTGAAGACATGTGCATTGTTAAGTTCAGGAAATCCATCATCAGGTAAATTCTCAGATTGGTCGTATGTATTTAAACCAGTTTTAAAATTTGTGATGGGGATTATTTGATGTGTCATAAAGTTATTACTACAAAACTTATTCTCGTAGGGACTTGAATAGCTCTAATTACAAAAGAAGTGTTTTTTGTTGGGGAGACATATCGTAAACCTATAGGAGTTCCTAAGACGCTCTCTCCTGTACTAGATAGAAGAACTACGTAATCTAAATCAGTATTATTACCAGCACTATTCAACTTGTCAGAAAAAGTTACTGTCCATACAGTTCCAGCCGCTACAACAGAAGCAACATTGTATGCTTGAAATAAAGTTCCATCAGCTCCATTAAATGCTGCAAACGCTTTAGGAGCTGACAGAGGAAATATTTTACTATTTCCTAAGGCTCCACTATCATATCTATAAAATAGATCTGTTCGAGTATCGTTGTCTTTAGTATAGACTGTTCCTAGGCTCGCAAAAGCTGTAGGATCGGATGCTTCTTCAGGATAAGTAGATTTTCTATGAAATCCTCTAAAGCCTGGAGGTGGAGGAACGCCAGATGCATCAGTGTAGTTGTAATGATCTTCATCAAATACATCGTTTAGAATTGTGAAGTTATCTCGTATAGGCGCTTGAGTATCTGAGATTCTATCTGCCGCATCCGGTGTGTTAGGATCATAAGTCATTATTTTCCCCTTAAAAAGAGTTGAAATTATTGTTATATGGAAATTGTACCTGTTCTGTGTAGATGGTCGCTGTCCTCTCGGCAGTTTGTTGAACAATGGTTCTTCTTAATACTAATCTTTGTTGTTCTTCTAAAAGTGGCATGATTTTGGCTAGACCATCTACATCTAATCTGTCCTCTAATACTTTCTTAGAAGCTCCATATGCCAGATACTGCCACCACTCATTCAAAAGAGGTGCTTGATCAGAGGCTAGTAATTGAGTAGGCGTTCTATAAGATTCCATTTGAACTTTATAGGATTGATCAGGAACAGGTCTTAGGAAGAAGATGTCATTGAAAAATAGAATGGCTTGAGGACGAGCAGCTACATACGGAATATTTTGAGCATTGATATCCCCAGTGACCGCATTTGCAAAAGTGACAGAAACAGCTCCTGTGACATAATCTATAGATCCTCCTAAAGGAGTCCCATCTTCCTGTATCCATCCTCCATTGCCATCGTCTCTAGCAATTTGATTAGTTCCTAAGGCATCTTCTCCATTTATTAGGACTTGTGAAAAAATGGTGTCTGGAGAAGTAGGAGATGTGTATCCTCTTAAGCAAGGAATGTTCGTTAAAGTAAATGAGTAGGGACCAGCTGTTCCATCTCCTTGACGCACCTCCTCGATAAATTCGAGTTGAGGATAGATGCGATAAAACTGTTCTTGACTTTGAGACCAAAAAGATTGATAGCCTGCAATATAAGCTTCAGGAAATACTGTTCTATATTCGTTTACTGGAAATGGATAAGTATCTACATTTGGTTGAGTGTAAAACTCAAATTCTTCACGTAGGTTGAATAGCTTGATTTGTTCAGGAAAATCGTAGGTGTAATACGTATTTACATATTCATCTATTTGGACGTCTGTTAATTGAATTACGCTAGGTGAGCCAGTTAGTAATCTAACTTTACTTCTTATGTCACTTAAGGTTGAAGGAACTGTCATAACTAACCTGCTGCATTATCTGTAACTCCTGATGACACCGTGACTTGAGCATCAGTAAAGCCAGGTGGGAAAGTGGGAGTTACAAAAGGATTTTCGAAACGAGTATCGATTGTGGTGGTGAACTGAGTGTCGGAAGTAACAACGATCTCGGTAGACTCAAAGAAGAGTTCCATTCCGTAAGCCTTTGGAATAAAGAGACTGACAATTAAGCCAGTCTCATATTCGTGTGGCTGCGTAGTGGTAACCTCTGCTTTTTCTGCACGTGTTACATCGCTTAGAATACGACGCTTTGGTACAAAATCACTGCACATTAGACGGACATGAACTCTGTTGATTCAAAGGCCATGCGTCTGCGATAGGAACCTACTTGGGTATGAGGTTTACCACTGACCCTATCTACTGTATTTTCATGAATCGGATAACCGCAGGAATTGATTTTTCCATTAAGCGCTTGAGCGCAGGCATCATAACCATTAAGCCATCTAGCGACCCAGAGTGGGACTGTGTAATCTTCTCCATCTTTGAATACGTAATCGACACGTTGTTGCCCTGGGTACTTCTTCATAGGAATCGTAGTGACTCCTCCGGGACATTCATGGAATCGGAAGACGCCTTTAACAGTACGACTCTCTTCTTCCATCAATTTTTTTAAACGTTCTCTTGAACCGATACGTGTTTGTGGAGTACTCTCTTTTTCATTCATAATTATAGAACCTAGTGAGGAGAGGCACCTTCGTTATTGAGTGCCTCTCTTATTTTTATTTAATCTAGACCTGTACAAGCCCAGTAGTTGCAATCCAATGAACTACGTCATCGGCAACACCAACTACAGAGAGTCCTAGTCTCAATCCAATAATGGCTTGATTATCTATAGAACCGGTCAGTACGTTTCCAAAATCACCAACAGGAACAGTTTGTGGGAAGGTTACCCCTGCCGCAGCTACTGCTGATGTTGGGAAAGCAAACGCTGTGAACGCTGAACTATCGATATCCGTAGTTACGGTATTTAGAGTGGTATCAATGGCAGTGATCTGTCCTTGCAATTGATCTATCTCACTCATTCCAAAATCTGGTGTACATCTAACGGTAATGATCTCATCTACCTGATAACCGTGGTCCACAGATAAAGTGATCACTGCATTAGCAGCGGCCGTGATATTTGTGACAAAACGATTCTTCGGTGCAAAATCTTGTGGATCAAATGGAAGACGCCTAGCAGTTACCGCGGTAGCAGCAGCAGCAAAACCAGACGCATCCAAATAATCAATTTCGAAAGAGTTAGCATCAGGGACATCAGTAATGGTGAATTCCATTCCTGCAATTTGAAGCATAGCAGTGGTACTATAGAGACGTACTACATCACCTATAGAATAGCCGTGTGCTGTCATTGTCACTACAGGAGGAGAAGCAGCTGTAATAGCTGTTCCTACAACTGCGGCTTCTACAGGGTCGGTGGCTGTATTTATTGGACGGATTCCTCCAGTCGTAATAAATACACTTTCATCCGTAAGTGCAGCTGTTGTATTCTGTACTGTAAAGGCTTCATCAGAAGCTAGGGTACTGAACCACCAAGCTCTTTTAACAACAGGAGTGACTCCCATAGTATTAAAGTTTGTTTGGTTCATTAATTTAAAATATGTAGGCTCAAATCTAAGATCGAGAACTCTAGCGTTTCCGTCAGAGACATACGAACCAGAAATTTGGCCATGAATAGGTGTACTCATTTCATCCTCCTTATACGCTTAGGGTGCATCTTAGATTTATGACCCAAGCATCGTTGGTGATACGAGGGACTTCGGCGAATTTGTAACCCACAGAAGCGTTCAACGCTAAAGGTGAGTCATAAATCGGTGGTCTGTAGATAAACTGGCTGCTGTAGCCGTCTTGCTCAACGCAAGCGTAAGCTTCCAGTCCTGTACAGAAGACATTGAACACATTGGAACCATTGAGAGAGGCAGCCTCTGTTACACTTCCAATACTGGAGACTAAGAATCTCAAGTTGGAAATGCTTCCCCATTCAGGGCGCAGTGCATGCATCGGTGATGGATATTGTGCTTTAGCAATAAAGCCTTGGACATTTTCGAAATCTCCAATAAGTTGGGAGCTTCCCATCGCAAAGTATGCGTCCCTTACTGGTGCAGTTCCGAATTTGTCTTCACCTTCAATATTGTCGGCGATTGTGTAGGCATTATTGGTAACTAGGGTACGAATTATCTCGTCCACATCTGCACGAGTGATCTCTGTTGGATTATCTCCATTAGTACCGCCTGTACAGTTAATGAAAGCAGCAGTAGCCGCTAGCATATTCCTAGTTAACTCATCTTCTGTTTGTCGAAGAGAGACTCCAAGTCGTTGAGCTGCTTCATTTAAAACAGGATCTTGGTTTTGAAGTGTGACCTGTTCGTTAAGCAATATGTATTGCCCATAGAAATCCATGGTCGCGTCAATATTGATCGCTGTTAACTGAACGGGTGGTGGATTTACTCCAGAATTCCCAAGAGGCACAGTCGCTGTTGGAAGAGGGTCGTACCTTCTCATTCTCAGAGTAGTACCCCCATTCCTCGGCATCTGCTTGAGCATCGCGGGAATTTTGTGGATAAAATAGGGTGTTGGAACGCTAAGTAGCTTATAACTAAAGCTTTGCTGAACCGGTGCGGGCAACACACTAGTGGTTGTTATTGACATTATAGAACCTCGTCGTTTGGTCTGGTAAGCTTGTTAAGCTTGTTTGGCAGCCTCTTTCATCTCGTTGTAGAGCTGCTTCCTTAAATCGGGAGTTAATCCCCGAGAGAAGGCGTTAGCTTGTGAGAGAGCTGATGTTTGACCGACCGAATTGACCGAACGAGGTTTAGCTTGATTGTCTTGTAGCTTTACAGAATCTTCCCGTGATACTCCGAATTGCTTCATGAGTTTGTACGCTCCGATTGCCTGCTCATAAGGATCATCTTGATGGGCCTTCAGCATCTTCACCAATTCGGGAGCGCTCGCAAAAAGAGTCTCTAGATTCTTCTTGTTAACAATTTCGTCGTAATCTGCGTACTTGAGACGGAGCCGTTCTTCTACGGTTTGAGATTCGCGTTGTCTGACAATCTCTCGAGCAATTTTAGAAGCTTCTCTACGGATGAGTTTTTTGGTTTGACCCACAGTTGAAATATCTTCATCTGCTCCGTCTAGATCCTCTTCTTCTGCTTTTGGTTTTTGTGCAGCACTAATACGCGTGATTTCCGTCTCTAATGCATAATTATGGCGCTTGAGTTCTTCCATTGATTGCCGCATCTCACGCCAATTGTGATCTTGCGACTTATCCTGAGTTGCTGTTTCAGAAGATGGTTGAACTTCTTGAGAAGTATCTTGTTGTTGTTCTGGTTGTGCGTCGTCCACAACTTCTTCTACGACCGTCTTTTGTTCTTCAGACAATTCTCGCTCCCGTAGTATGGCGAGTACCTATCAGCCTAACTTGATGTCACTAACGTGGACTCACGTATCAAGTAAAAATTTTACTTTACAAGTCGAGAATATATTTTGTCAAAAACAAGTTATACATGTATTTTTAAGAAATAGTATTTACCAGGAGTATAAAATGATTTGGATTGCTGGAATTATCCTGACTGCCTTAAATGGATGGCTTCTATATATGGCTATTGATCAATGGGGTAGTTTTACAAAGGAACACAAGCTGAAGATAAATGATTTCAAAACTAAGATATTTGAATATCTCAAAACTCATACAGATCAATTGAGTACAGATCAAGAAAACTTGAAAAATGAATTTATAGAATTGAAAATGACTATTCTTCATTCTCTAGACGATTTTAAAAAATCATTTATCACTAAACCTATCAAGAAAAAAAAATAAGTTTCTAAAATTTTAATTTTTTTATATGATGAGTTTTTCAAACTTTCTCCAGAGTTGCTCGGCTACTCTAAGGAAATAAATAAGTTGTTCATCTACCAATGGCGGTAGAAGGAGCTCGAAGATCACTTACTCGCATAGGTGGTCTTTGCTTTTTATCCCAAGAGATAGTCGAGTTTTTTTCTAGACCAGTGTTCCTTCAGAAAATTTCACCACATAAGTCAGAAGCAGTTTTTGATCAGCAGAGAGTTTCTCTTTATTAGATAGAAAATATTCACATGTTCCTTCGTCAGGAATAGACCAGTGAAATGCTAATTGACATGTTTGATTATCATAAGAAAACAATGAACAATCATAGTCAGGTCTTGGACGCGTTTTTCTAATAATAAATCTTTGTCGAATTGCATTGGGTATCGTCCTCTCTCTCTGGAGCATGTAGACTATGTAATATTTTTTTTCATAACTTTGATGCTTTTCAATAATGTCATCTAGTTCCTTAAGAACTGATTTCTGCATTTCTCGTTGCATATCAATGACATTGATCTTCTCTGGTGGTTTTTGAAGTAAATCATAGGAAGCCTTCCCTACAGACTGAGACATATAGAACCTAGTGTTTGTAAAGTCTTTATTTTAAAATAAAGCTATGTCTGTAGATTGTAAAGGAATTATTTGAACTAGGATATGGAGCTATCGCTTAGATTTAGTCTTTTTCTTCTTCTTCAGTTTTTTGGGAAGTCGTTTCCCTTTAGGAGTAACTGTCTCCCATTCCTTAGCTAGCTCAGGATGAGCTGCATGCATGAAAGCTCTTTGAGCTTGGCTTTTAAACGGCATACTTTCTTCTTCTTCCTAATGGTTTCTTTCTTTTTTCTAGACGATCCAATTCTTTTCTAATATGTAGATATTTTTTAGTGATATTATCTGGCTCGTCATCTGTATTAGTTTTCAGAGAGTCATGAAAATCCTGATTTTTATCTTTATCAAACTTGATAAGCACAAAACACTTCTTAAATATATCTAGTTTTTCTTTTGGTTCAAAAATCTCTTTTCTATCTGTGAATTCTTTTTTGGTGTCTCGAATTATGGTGTCTATCCATTTCATAACCTCTTTCATAGATTCACAAATGGTCTTTTTACTTATCAAAGGGGGACAACTTTTAATCCAATATGTCATTTCTTCTTCTTGGGTTTACCCACAGAGGGCCATTTACGTTTTACACAAGCTTTGATACCGCTTGGCTTAGGAGCATTGTGAGCATACGATAACGCTGCTCTAGCACGTTTCTTAGAATTAACAGGATAGGATCCTTTAGGTGCTCCACCAGAAGGTCCACAAAACGATTTCTTAGCGACTCCTTTGTATTTACCTACATTAGAACCACCAGGCTTCATTTTTAGGGTTGATTCTCGACCTTTAGGGATTTTCATTCCTTTCCCTATTGTTATTTTATTCTTAGCCATCTCTATGGATTCCTGGTACTTGGATTTAAGCTATGTTCTCTTGACTGGAGTAAATTCATTTTTTTTTTCGTCTTGCTTTATCCATAGTTTTAACAGAGGCATACGGACGACGCTTCATAGACTCTTCCATGCCTTCAGATTCATCTCTTCTGGCTTTAAGAGGTTGTTTAGATTTCATTCTTCGATTCTTCATCCCGAGACTTTCGTCTAAGCGAGATTTGTAACCTTGTTTCTTTTTCAACGTGGTATCCCCTAATGAAAATATATTTTTAAAAATCCGCGAGGCTTTACCCCGCGGGCGTAACATAACCATATTTTAGTACATGGAGTCTGAAGGTTGAGATCCTAGATTATGCATATTGTCATCTGAGTCAGTATCGATTTCCCTAATGGTATCAGGGTAATCATCAGTTCTAAGATATTTCTTCTCAGGTGGATAGTAATGCATATCGGGGTATGGGGGCATATTGGCAGGATGTCCATAACCTGGACCATAATAGCCTTTACCCAAGTGATACAACTGGTCGTCATCTTTCATACCGTAACTACCAGCTGTGTCTTTAGGCATCATCATGGCGTATTTATGTTTCTTGCCACGCATGCGATTTTTTTTAGTTGGTGAATAATGTTTAGCCATTTTCTCCTCCGG